CTCTCGGTAGACCTTGTTGACGTACACGGCCTTTGGCTTCTTGAGAAGAACGCTTGAGTCAACGGCATCTTCGTACCGCACCCACAGGTACTCGTGTCCCTTCTTTGAGACACCAGTGATGTCGCCAATGGTTTGCCCTGTCACGTTCTTCTCGGCGACAAACCGAAACGCTAAAGACCACGGACCGCGCCCTTTCTGGTCGTCCCACTCCTGAGATCCAGCGCATCCAACAAATAAAACCTCGCCAGCCTCAAAGCCGCGAAACGCCGCGTTATTTGTCGTGCCCGTGACGCCAGCAACACCACGAATCCACGAACTAGTAACGTAGGAATTCGGAACGTCGTAGCTTTCCTGCCATTGCAGCTGCGGGACGACAATATCAATTCCGTTGACGCCGTTGGAATCAACGCCGATAGCCATCTTTTGATCAGGCGCGCCAGCGCCAAACCGCGACTCGCCGAAAGCCTGAGTCATGTGCTTGGTTCCGCCAGACGTGTCAAACGTCCTGGCACGCTTTAGCGGCTCCGTGCCATCCTCGGCACCGTCTTTCGAGTAGCTGATCTGAACTTGCCATGCGTTATCACCTAGAAAACTGACGCTGTATGACTCTGCGTACAACTTCATATTCGGCAAGCCTGGGTACTGCCAGTATTGCCCGTAGATGCTAATCTCTGAGTTGATCTCAGCGTGCAGAATCGTGTCGTCAGCAGTGCCGAAAATCTTGTAGCTCTTCACGTACGACGACGTCGCCTTCTTGCCCTTGCGGACAATCGTCGCCTGACGCGAGTCGCCGTCCTCAACCCAAACAAGGTTTGCCATTACGCTGCCACCTTTCCACCACCCTGGCCGACAAGTTCCTTGACACCCTTTGCAGTGTCTTCCGCAGCCTTCGCCGTGCGTTCAGCGAGCGACGAACCGAAGCCCATGCCGCCAAGGTTTGTTGACGAGAACGTGCCGGCGACTTCTGCCTTGCTGACGCCAGCACCATTTGCCCCAGCGGTCGCAGTCTTAGTAAGACCTTCAGCGGCCTTGTCGAGCGCGTCAGACAGCATCGTCTCTTGGTCACTCGTCAGACGCCCAAGGTCACGCATCGTGGAAAACTGGTCCCCAAGTCCTCCGACGCCAGCAAGCTGGTCAACTGACGTTGCAGACTTTATTTGCCACAGGAGGTCATCGGCCTGCGAGTCTTTGGCTCGCATCTCTGCCTTGCCTCCGACTAGCGACGCCAGCGCCCCCTCTGCTGCGACCGTGGCAGCACGACGGTCGGCGGCTCGCCGTGCGTTTTCAGACTCTCTTTCACTTGACCCAATCGTCCCCTGCGTGCCGGCGTCAACGGCGTCACGACGCCTGATCATTGCTGCTTCGGCAGCGACGTTGTCCTTGGCAGCCTTTTCGACGCGAGCGTTGACGCCTGGTCGCTCGATCTCACGCTTGCGGGCGCGAGCGGTCATCTGGCTATCGACCTTGTTGTTCTCCACCTCAAGGTCAAACCCTTCCTTAAAAAATGACTGAATATAGTTCCACGACTTGAGGATGCCGGCTTCCAGCTTGTCCCACATGCCGAGGATCGGGTTGATGATGTTGTCAAACGCACCCATCAAGTAGGCACCCGCCGTGTTCAGAGCACTGCCTACGCTTACCCACAAGGCATCCCAGCCCTTGTAGATTTCAGCGCCCATGATTGTGAAGGCGTCTTGAAACGTCGTCACCCACGGATCGACGTAGCTCATCAACGCTTCAGTCCCACGCAGCCAGCCGGCAAGCAGGCCAGCCCAAAGGACGTCCATCGCACCGGACAAGTCACCGGCGGCGACTGCTTCGTAAATTCCGTTGAAGGTGGTCGTGGCAGTCTTGGCGAAATCTCCTAATACGGCGATGCCGTCAGAGACGGCAGGACCGAAACCCTCACTAATGGCTCCCGCCGCCTCTCGGACAAGCGGAGCCACCGGGCCGAGGGCATCGCCGATCTCATCCTTGAACTTATAGAGAGCAAAAACCGCCGCACCGATGCCAGCCGCAACCAGCAGCACCGGACTAGCAAGCGCAGAGAAAAGCCCAAAGCCTTTCACTATCAAGGTGATCCCTTCACTAAAACCCTTCAGTGAATGACCGACGCCGGTGACTGCGCCGCCAACAACAAATAACGCCGCTCCAGCCTTCAGCAACGTGGAAACGAACTGCTGGTTCTTAGTGATGAACCGCCCGGCATTTGCTGCGATGGCAGCAAGCCCATTCGCCAACTCAGTCAGCATTGGAGCGACAGCAGCGCCAATCTGAATAAACGCCGTTTTCAGTGACACGCTTACCGAGTCAATTGCGTCACCAAGCGAGTCAGCTTTCGCAGCAGTCTGCGAATCCATAATCAGGCCGAGCCGTTTTGCTTGAGCGGCAAACGCCTCCATGCCAACAGAACCGCCTTCGAGCATGGGGAGAATGTCTGTTCCAGCCTTGCCGAAGATCTGCATTGAAGCTGCGGCACGAGTGCCAGGGTCTTTGATTGCCGACAACCCATCTGCAATCTTGCCAAGCTGCTGATCGGCAGATAAGCCAGCAAGATCAGCCACAGATAGCCCGACCGTAGCGAAAGCATCGGCAGCCTCCTTGCTCCCGTTGCCAGCGTTAAAGATTGCGTTTTGCATCTTTTTCAGCGCGGACTCGGTGCTGGCAATGTCGGTTCCGGTCTGCTCGGCAGCGAACTTCAGCACAGACAGCGACTCAGCGGCAACGCCAGTGCGCTTGCTCATATCGCTCAACGTGCTGCCTACACTCGCAAACGCTGCGGCAGATGCGAAAATCGGCCCAACCGCACCAGCGCCGATTGCCGACATCCTTATGCCAGCAGATGTCATCGCCTTGCCGATTGATGCGATGCTCTTGTTGACGCCTTTGAGAGCGGCAAAGAACTTTGCCGGATCGGCACCGATCTCGACAAACACGCCGCCGGCTTTGACTGCTCCCGCGCTCATACGTGTTTCTGCCAATCTTTACCGAACAGCCTGGCGAGATCCTCCGGCGTGGCTTGTCTCGGCTTTGGCTGCTTGGCGTATGGGTTTAGTTTTCGCGGATCGACTCTCGGCGAGTGCTTGTCCCTGTTTATATTTGCTGCCTGTGCCAACAGGTTCGCCGTGTGCCACCAATCGTGCTCTAGGCGGCTGTCACGAGCGGCGAAGAGTTGTCGGCATGTCCACTCGCCGGGATAGACTCCGAGGATTCCTGCGGCTTCCCAAATGGCGTCCCAGACGCTCCTGCGAGGCTCTCTATCGTCGCTCTCTCCAGGCCCGCCTCCGCTCTGCCGAGCATCTCGTTTTGCACTTCGTCCATCTTGGACGCGAGAAGCCCGATCATCTTGCGGAGGCGCTGCGGGAAAAAATCGACAAGTTCCTGTTCAAGTGCCTTCGTCGCAGCGTCCAGCGAGTCGCCACGCAGCCCGTCAAGGAAGTCTTCCTTGGTCAGCGACTTTGCCTCTACTTGCTTCGTCAGCAACGCATAGAGGATCTCGCCAATCTTCGCGTACTGGCTTCGCAACACTTGGAACGTCTGCGAGATGTTGGCGGCATCGACCATGTCGAATGGCACAGCATTCCGCTCGCCGGTCTTCTCGTCCACGACGTCAACAGTGACGTTGTCGCGGACGCGCAGAGCAGAAGCGACGGTCAACGCCACCTGCCACGGCCTGCCCTGGTCATCGCGGAACTCACGCATCTGCTACCTCACAAGCCTCGGATCGGTCATCTTGCCTTCAAGCGTGAAAACACTGACGCCATCAATTGGGTCTGTCTCACTGATGCCTGTCAGCACGGCGAGGAACGAAAACCCGGCAGCACCACCAATCACTTGGAACGTCCCGCCCGAGTGCATTTTCTGAAACGCCGTGCCGAGGTCGGCGGCGTCGTTGAGTTCCACGCTCACCGTGCATTCGTAGCCCGTGCTGTAGGTCGCTGCGTAGCGGCTGCCGTATGGATTGACCTCGATGGTGCGTGCCGACTCGGTCAGCGTCACGTTGCGAGCGCTGCGGATAAAGCCACCATCAAGGACGATGGAGCAGTCCTTCCCCAGCGTGATCGCCATTTAAAACTCCTTGGCTGTCACGTTGTAGGTGACTGCTCCGTCAACCCCGATGTTCTCCGACACGCTCATGATTGAGAACGAGCCAGCGGTTCCGGCTGCGGTCAATGAGGTGATGAGTCCGTCAGGGTCGTGGCACTCAATCTCCCACGTCTTTGTCACGAAGCCCGCCTTGCTCACCCTGCGGCCAGGAGCACCAGCAGAGCCGCCAATGTTGGAGCGGTTCGAGATGTCAACCGTCTCGCATTCCTCGGTGAATGTCGCCGAGATGATGCCTTCACCAAACGGAGGGGCAGATGCGTCTTTGCCAAGCGAGATAGCCATGTGTGTTTGTTCCTATGCGTGAGTGGTTAGGCGCTGACCGTGCGAGAGCCAGACACGGTGAAAGTTTCAATGCCGTCGAGAGGCTGAGACCTTGCAATGTTGGTGCAGATGTAGGTGGCGTTGCCGGTCTGCGTGCCGCTGATGGTGAACGTGCCGCCGATGCTGACGCCAGGAGCGTCCACGCACTCAAGCTCAATCGTCTGCTCAATGAGAGCCTTGCGGAACTTGCGGGAAGTGTCGCCGAACTTGGTGACGTCAACTTCTGAAGCAGAGTTTGTGACGGTGCATGACCGGGCGTTCGTGACGCCCGTGATGGTCACGTCTTTGCCGAGCGTGATTTCAACTGAGCCGATAGGCATGTTCGACCTCGTGTGCGAGTGCCAGCGGTGCGGCTGGTTCGCTCACGGTATGGGCAGCAAGGCGCAATCTAGACCGGGTATGCCGTCTACATGCCGCCGCCGTAGCGCAGTGCGTTACGCCACTGCTCGGGCAACTTGCCAGACGCCACGGCAAGACGGGTGGCCCGCTCCATGTACTCTTTTCCGCGAATCGGGCGAGTGAACGAGAACACTCCCATTTGTGGAACGCCGTTCCTTCCTCCCGCCATCGGCTGCGAGTTCGTCAGCCTGCCATAGACCTTGCGGCTGTACTGCGACTGTCCATCTCTGGCGAAAGGCTGAAACCAGTATTTTGCCGTCCCGCCATACGCCTGGAGCGACGCGACCTTATAACCACGGGTTGAGCCTGGGCCGACGACGACGGTCTTGCTGGACGTTGAGTAGTCGTACTCAAGGCTTTTCCATAGGAAGCCTTCGGGAAAGCGTTTCGTCTTCCAACTGGTGACGATGTCGGACTTGGGCACCTTGTCGATCACAGCGTAAAGCTGGTAGCCCTGCCGCTCTCCGATCTTGTACCGGATGTCTGTCTTCGTCCGTGGCGCTCGCTTGCTGATCACCTTGCTAGAGCGTGCCAAGTTAAAGACGATCCGCCCCGCCTTCTTGAGCGATTTCCGGTTTGCGTCGTCAAGCAGCCGCTTGACTTTCGGCAAGTCCCACTTGAACTTTGTCCCTACACGGAACCGAAACGGTGCCGGAAAGAACGACGGGTCAATGTCAACGATGGACACGCCAGCCTCCTACACAGTCGGAAGCACGTTGCTCTCAAACACCCGATACGTCGCCGTAATCACTGCCCGCCAGACATTCCGCTCTGTCAACGCATCGTCAGGGTTCAAGTCGATGCTGACCGTCTGCGGACTCGTGACGCCAGCCGGCCAGGTGACGCCAGCGCCGAACGAGTGGGCACGAACATAGAGCATGACGCGGTCAGCAAGATCGAGCATGCCATCAACCTCACCGTCAGTCGTGACGTGACGCCCGACGAAGACCGTCACGGAGTAATCGACTTGCATGTGGGTGCGACTGATTCGCGTCACGTCTGCGCTGCCTGGAATGACGAACACCTTCGGCACGCTCATGGCGTCTACGTCGATGTTTGCCCAGTTGCGACGCTCGACGGTGGTAGAAGGGATGCTCCACGTCACGGACTGTAGTCCGGTGGCGAGTCTGTCAGCGATAGTGCGTAGGACGCTACTCACTGCACTCCCTCCTCTAGTTGCTCAATCTCACGCCGCCGCTCAACTGCCATCCGCACCACCGCGTGAGCCTCTGCCAACGCTCGCGGCAACACGCTTGCAGCACGCCACAGGCAGTAGGTGCCGATTGTTGAGCACAACAGGAACTCAAGGATGTGTTTCACGGCGACTTCCATACGAGGTAGCAGAGGCATAGCGTCTGCATGATGGCGCAGAGGAGAAAAATGGTCGCCTCGTCGGTCGAGTGCTCTATAAGGTGGTTCATTGGCTCACTCGGCCCAGACGGTCACGCCGCCATTCAGAGAGTGATTACCAGAGCTATTGCAAGATTT